CCAAGTTCTACTTCTCGTCATACACTTCTTATGATTGATTCAGTATGGGAAGGCGCGGGTAACGCGGTATATCGCGGTTGGGGTGCGGGAGAATACGGAGCAACTACAGCCGTTACAGGCTTACAAGTTAAATTTGCGGCTGGATCAATTGCTTCTGGTATCTTCCGCTTATACGGCGTTAACGCTTCATAATACAATGCCAGAACAAATATCACACTTTCTTGACACGGCGCTTGCAATCGCTATCGGCGTGTTTGGTTGGATATTCAAGAAATTCTCAGACCGACTCGACAAAGACGAGGAACGTTTAACGAGGATTGAAGTCGAACTTGCAACGCAAAGAGAACGCGATACAGCGGTTGAAAATCGCATGAGTGGACTCGAAACAACAGTAAAAGAAATTAACAGTAAACTAGATCGTCTCATGGAGATGATAATGAAAAAGTAATTATATATATGAAAAAGAAAAAAGGACTATACGCAAATATCAACCGACGTCGTAAACTCGGTATAAGTCGCCCTAAAAGCAAATCAACTATATCTTCTAAAGCCTACGGTAATATGAAGAAAGGCTTTCCAAAGAAATGAAGCGTAAAGGCGTCTCACTACGCAAAGAACACAAATCCAAAAAAGGCGGCTTAACCGCGAAAGGACGCAAGTACTACAACGCTAAAACAGGTAGTAATCTTAAAGCACCACAGCCCCAAGGCGGCGGTCGTAAGCGTTCGTTTTGTGCGCGTATGGGAGGCGTCAAAGGACCGATGAAAGATAGTAAAGGACGACCAACAAGAAAGGCTTTAGCGCTTAGACGCTGGAAATGTTAATTATGCCGAAGCGAATACCAACCCCCACGTTCCCAATACACGCAATTAACCATAATCAAGCGCAAGTTCAACAAGCTCATTCCCGTGTAGACTCAAAAGAAATACGTATAAACAGTTTAGAGAGTGACAAGATAACGAAAGATTTAAAACTGTCGCAACTAGAAGCAGATAAGATAGCTAAAGACGCTAAGTTATTGCAGTTAGAAAACGATAAAACGCTAAAGGACACGACTATGGCGTCGCTTACGGCGCGTTTGGTTACATTGGAAAACGGCGGTGGATCGAGTTCTGGTAGCGGTAGTATGTCGTCTGAGACCGTTAATTGGACGAATATAAGCGAGATCAATCTAAGTGGTGAGAAGATTACCAACGGCGATTTTAGTAGCGTTACAGGAGACGTCCCCACAAATTGGGTATTGCAAAATGGAACTTTAGACGCCGATCAATTAGCGCTTGGGCGTGTTGACGGTTTAAACGGGGCTGTAGCACTACAACAAATGTTCAGTAGCCCGTTAGCTATCGGCACAAAGATCATTGTTAAAGTAGAACGCTACGATACGAACACAGGTAACGCGGGTTTCAGGCTCGTTAAATCAGACGGTAATATGCACGGTAATGTTGTGCAAATCCCACCTTCTCCTGGTTTTGTTGAATACACGGTTACCGATCACGCAATGGCAGGAATACGATTAGATACGCTTCACGGAACGCGTTCAATATCAAACATTTCCGTGTTTCAAGGCGCGATCTCAGGGGGTTCTGTACAAGTGTATGCTGGTGGTACAATCGAGAAGATAAGCGGATCAAATGGATATAATGCTGGAGCTTCAAGCGTTCAAGCAATCGGAGGAAATTCCGATGGTTATGTACAGTTTCAAATAGCTAGAGCGCCAGTTAGAATCGGGTTAACCTACTCCGATGTAGACTTTACAGACATCACTCCCTTTCGTTTAGTTGTAAATTACAACGGTTCGGGTTGGATTGGCGCTACCCAAGCACTTGCGGCGGGGGGTGTGTCGGTAGGAGACTTTTTGCGCATTCGTCATTATGCTTCCACTAACACAATCGAATTTCAAAAGAGACAAGCTGTAGGGGACGGTCAGGATTATGTTACATTTCACACACATCCGACTTTAACTAACGGTAGTGACCTGTATGTAGACACATCCCTATTTAATGTAGGCTCTCGCCTTAACGACGTAACTATCGTACGATGAACAAACGACAACAACTAACCCTTAAACGACATTCTAAACATCATTCTAAGAAACACATGGAGTTAATGAAGTCAGAAATGAAAAAGGGACGCACCTTTACACAATCTCATAAACTCGCTTTAAAACGCGTAGGAAAGTAATATTTATATGAAGAAACGAGAACAACTAGAAAACCTACAGGTACTCATCGCAGACACCTACACCCAAGCTATAACGGAGATGAAGGTCGGTGCTTCTGAGTACAATGCGGCGCTTTTAAACGGCGCTAGACAGCTACTTAAAGACAACGATGTTGTCAGCTTAAGCGAGCAAGGATCGCCTCTTGGTAAGCTTGCAGAAGTCCTACCGTTTGACGACGATGACTCCGACAAGGAAGCAATAAGACAAGCGAAGTGAGTAACGTAC